ATCAATGTAGGTAACCATATTTGTACCATCCCATGTAACTGCAATATGTGTCCATGTATTTGGACTTAATGTAATCGCAGAAGCACTGTACCAAGTGCCGCTATAAAATCCTCCACTTAAGCTTGTAGAAGCAGGATAACCAATCAGTGCGTTAATAGAACTAGGATAAACTTGGGTAATAATGCAAGGATAAAGATTTCCTAAACTCGTCCCATTATCTTTATACCAAACACAGATTGTCCACGCATTGCCGGCGCCCACATTTGGAAACGTCCAGCTAGTGCCGCCATTCAATATAATACCATTAGACGCATTATTAAGAGCTGCTAAACCGTTCTCTAGTGTCGCATTGCGCCCCTTACCAGATTTATCTAGCCAAGCACCTGAACCGCTATAATCAATGGCGCGAAGTAAAACCAATGGCGGCACCGTCAAAAACAGCGGCAAACTTTCATTATAGTCGGCTAAGACCTGTGACGCACTAATTACGTAATTATAAATGCGCACTTCACCGACTTCACCGGTTATGAAAAGACTCTGGTCAAAGCGTGCTCCAATGTTATAAGCACTTCCATTATCAATTGCTACCAAAGCAGAGGGATAAGTACCCATAAAAACGCCGTCAAGGTAGGTTAAAAAGTTCGCACCATCCCATGTAACTTGGATATTAGCCCACACGTCTTGTGCAATAGTCAGCTGTGTGCCGCGGGCAATACCATTATTTAAAAATCCACCGACCCATTTACCACCGGTAATAGTGGGACCAACAAGTAGATTTACGCGCGGTGTAACAATACGTTGCGTCAATATATTGGCTTGATTTGGCGTAGCTGTTGTATTTTTGAACCACACATTTGCTGTCCACGCATTGCCAACGGCAATATTTGGAAAGGTCCAGTACGTTGCTCCATCAAATACAATGCCGTTACCGGCTGCATTTTTTGCAGCTGTTCCAGCAGCCAGGGTGGCGTTTTTGCCCTTTCCTGACTCATCTATCCAATCACCTGTACCGCTATAGGAAACCGCACGCAGCAAGACGACAGAAGATTTAAATGTAGAAAAAGACTCATTATAATCGGCTAAGACTTGTTCGGCTGTAAGCGGCACATCATATATGCGCACTTCACCAATTTCACCAATCATATAATATGGTAAAGACCAATGTCTACCAATACGCCAAGCTGAGCCATTATCAAACGAAACCGCAGCAGATGATACAGAGCCTAGAAGTGTGCCATCAAAATACGTTTTAATGTCAGACCCGTCCCAGGTAACTTGAACATTTGCCCACTGTCCGTTAATTAATTGAACAGTTGAGCCATTGCTCCATGAACCGTTATAAAAAGCGCCGCAAATCTGCCCTGAACCAGTAGTAAATTGCTCATTATTTCCCACCTGAATTGTTTTATATTCAGATAAATTTTGGGACAAAATACTTGCAGTTCCGCCGGCTTGTGCTCCCATATTTTTATACCAAACATTCAAGGTCCATGAATTACTAATGCCTACATTAGGAAAGGTCCAACTGGTTGAACCATTTAATACAATTCCATTATTGGTTACATTTTTAGCTATAACACCGGCTTCTAATGTTGCATCATGTGACGCACCGGATTCATCTAACCAAGAACCGTAGCCAATATATGAACTTGCACGTAACAGGAGTAATGGTGTAGCCAAACCTGTGCCAGTCCCTGTACCTGTACCGGTACCTGTACCTGTACCGGTACCTGTACCTGTACCGGTACCTGTACCTGTGCCAGTGCCAGTCCCTGTTCCTGTACCTGTACCGGTGCCCGTGCCTGTACCGGTGCCTGTACCTGTACCGGTGCCTGTACCTGTACCTGTACCGGTGCCTGTGCCTGTGCCTGTACCTGTACCTGTACCTGTACCGGTGCCTGTGCCTGTGCCAGACCAACCTATGCCTAACCCCTCTCCTCCAGCAAACGGGTTATCTGTAGAAAGTGACCAAGTTAACCCGTCAGAGCTTTTAGCTATATTTGCAGCCCCGCTACCCATAGTAATCCAATAAGACCCATTCCAAGTACTGCGATAAGCTGCGCTAAATAGGTCAGTGCTAGAAGGCGACCAAGTTAACCCATCAGAGCTTTTGGCAATAGTAGTGTTAGGCGTCAAACCATTATTACCTGTTGCAATCCAATAATAACCATTCCACGCGATTCCAAAACATGCATTGGGTGCAAAAGGGTTATCTGTTGATGGTGTCCAAGTCAAACCGTCATCACTTTTAGCAATACAAACTGCATTTGAATCACTGCCGCTGTTGCCGTACCCTACAGCAATCCAGTAAGTACCATTCCATGCAACGCCAACTCCTTGTCCACCATAATTTGGGTTATAATAAAATGGACTATTTGTTGACGGTGTCCAAATTAAGCCATCTGTAGAAGTCGCAATAGTCACTGAGCCTGGGACGCCAGTATCTGGAGGAAGGTTTTTACCTACGGCAACCCAGTACGTACCATTCCAAGACACGTCGTATCCCCGTCCACCCAAAAAAGGATTATCTGTTGCTGGTACCCAAGTTAATCCATCAACGCTTTTGACAATGCTAACTGTGTTTCCTAGATTATTACCAACAGCAATCCAATAAGTGCCGTTCCAATCTACACGAGTAAAATCATCACCAGAAAAAGGGTTATTAATTGCAGGAATCCAAGTCAATCCATCTTCACTTTTCGCAAAACAAACCGTAAAGTCGGAATTATAACCTGCAGCAATCCAGTAAGAGCCATTCCAACTAGCATCCCAACACACACCGCCTGGAAATGGATTATTGGTAGAAGGTGTCCAAGTTAATCCATCTGTACTTGTTGCAATGGAAACTGTACGATCATAATTATATCCAGTGGCAACCCATAGCGGTGCCGCCCCTAATCCAGCCGTTGTAAATTGAACTTGGGCTGGCGACTTGTCTATCCAACAGTTAACGTCGACAGCCGCAGCGGGTATCAAATAATCACCGTTAATTGGTAAATTACCGCTGACGTCTTTGTATAGCGTTCCATAATCGGACGCGTCTAACCAAAGAGAAAGACCGTTGACGGAATTGGGATTCGTGCCGAAAGATAAAGTGCCAGACCAGGCATCCTTGGGGCAGTAGCCTGTGTTTGCAATGCCTTGAACCAAAAAGTTGTATGTTTGTGTTGAATCCAATCCTGAAATACCAATAATGGTCCTGTAGCCGTTTGTAGGTTTCTTAATTGTTGGGGCAGCACTGTTAATAGGAACTGCCGTGACCAAGTTCCATTTTTGGACAGCATCCGCGCTAATAACAGGATTTGTCCATGAAACGGAAACAGAATCTGCGCCTGTCACTGAGGCACTAACACCAGAAGGCGCGGGTGGTATATTGCCAGGCTGAACTGTGCGAAATATTGCTGCCGTGCTCTGTCCATAACTATTTGATGCAATAAGTGTAAATGTGTAATCTTGACCATTGGTCAACCCAGAAATTCCTACATAAAATGTAGTTCCGCTATACACGTTTACAATACTAGCTTCAGGGCAAGCCAATGTGTAGTTTGTTACTGTAGGTCCTTGCGTCGGTGCATTCCACCAAAACTCCAGCGTGTTAGGCGTGCACCGCGGCCTAAACTGAATGCTTGGCTTGTAGGGTGCAGCCATGTTTTACTATGTACAGATAAAAAATCAACGGTCGGGACTTAGCATCAAGTCAATCAAATGTTCACAATGATATACTTAATATAAGTCATTCATTGTGAGTTAATAAAACCAATCAGCGTTTAGTGCGGCGCGTTTTTCTTCTGTTTACGCGCTTAATACGCTTGCCGCCAGCTGCTGTTAAACGACGCATCCTATTATATAAGGCTGAACCATTCTTGTTGGAAAGGGCGTTTTGTACAGCAGGATTTTTGTAGAAATCACTACAGCCTGCGTAACGCTTTTGCGCTAATTCCTGGTCAATAATTCCTTGCGGAACTAAATTATGTTCAAGGATGTATTTGACCGTACATTCAACACCTGGTGGGCAATCCCACACTATTTTATCGTAGTTACTTATATCAAAGCCTTCGCCTAAAAGTTGTGCAACGTATCCAGCAGCACCAAGCCCAATTTCTAAGGCAGTTTTTAAATCTCTTATGTTATCTTCAGTTGGTTCATCGTTCACATCGTCTATAGCAGTTTGTAATAGTTCCTTAAATAGTGAAATCTTTTGTCGTAAATCAGGTCCGTTTAACCAATATTGCGTACATTGTGATGCCGCCATTAGGATTAGATAATCAGGGTCTCTTCTAGTCGTATATATATCGATGTTTTTTTCTAAATATTTTTTTATGATATAGAAGATTACGTCGTTAAATAATGGCTCACTATCCTTATCGATAATTGCATCCAGTTTTGCCGCTTCAAAAATAGTTTTAATATATGCGTCTTTCTTCTCTTCTGTATCAAATATTTGTTCTAGCCATATATTTACTTTTTCAGCATCCTTTCGCTCCCTTTCTTGCGCGGCAAGCTCATCTATTCTTTTATCTATTTCATTAAGAACCTCTTGCCATTTAGGCGACTTTAATGAGCGTTGGCTAAAAGAGAATATTCCTCTTGGCGGGGATGGCGTTTTCGCCCTTAATTCTTCAAAGGCGGGTAACTCTAATAATGCTTCTACAGCAAAGGAATTAGCGCGCGCCCTTCCTATAAAAGGGCTTGCCCGTCCATCTGCCACCAAAGAAGGCGCTCTATTTCGACCAATCGGGCGAAACATCTCTACTAAACGCAAACAAAAAACAGTCGCGCGCAATCGAACAAAAGATAAAATACCGCAAAGTATGGATTTCACCAAGCCGCTCAATTGGCAAACCCTGTCACTATACCGTCTAGATTGTAACCCATAATAGAATTTGAGAATTAAGAACGCCCGACGACGTCCAAGCCGAAGATATACCATCCAAACCATTTAATCAAGGCAGCACATGGGTCGGGCTGGTTAATTGATTTTGCGAACATAACGTCTTAAGTGTATAGTAAACAGGTCAGTAAAATATGCACTACAGCCCTAATATGTTTCTTGTGACTGCGTCTGACTATATTATTGCCTTATAAATAGAATGGATGAATATAAAGAGGAATATGAAGCGTTTAAGGGAAGAAGCGGGGGAGGACAGAGTAATGCTGGTTCGTCTTTATTAGCAAATTCTGGAGTAATTGCTCATACAGGGGCTATTACACAATGTTCATCCACAGATACTACATGGTTCTGTTGGCTTTCCCGTCTAGTAGGTACGCTTCAGTATATTTTCATGATACTTATTGTTATCTTCCTTATTTACTATTTTGTATTGCCTTTCCTAGCAAATAAATTAGGTTTCTCTGGGTCTAAGAAGCGGGGTGGATACTTGTGATATTTTATCTGCAACTTTTATTTAAGATTGTATCATCCAACACAGCTGACGCAGGTACAGTGATGTGGCTAATCGTGGGTTAAAGCAATTAAACTAAACTTAAATCAAGAGCAAAATGCCGGCACAAGAATTATTAAATCTGATTGAGGCGCTCAACTCAGATATTGAAGCCACAAAACAGTCATATGATGCAATGATGGAATTACGTTATTTAGTGGCACAAGAGTACGACGTTCTTTTCAAAGAGCAGCGCCAGTTAAAAATAGATGTTCAGGCTGAAATTGCGAAACTAAAAGAAGTCAGAAATCAAATTAATGAGGAGCGCGCCGCCCTAAAAGCGCAAAGGGATTTAGTTCTTATAGATAAGCAATACAAAGAAGCCGTAAAGCCGAAAAAGACCGTCAAATTCCAATCCATTTACCCGATTACAACATTGGGTGGTCTGGGTGCCCGCCGATAATCTGCGTCCAAAATATAATGCCCGGCAAAGCTCAGACAAAGAAAATCGGCAAGAAGGCGCAAAAGGCGATGAACAAGTCCAACGCGGTAGCCAAGACATTCAAGGCGAAGGTAAAGAAGGGCGCGAACGTCGGTCACATGTTTGTAGCGACAGTTGTCCAAGTCAATGGCGGCGGTCGCTTTGTTGTTGAGGACTTGAACAAGGTCCAGCACGTCGTAAAGGTTGCCAAGATTCTGTTCGCAAAGGCGGCGAAGCACCGTGATGCGACAATGGCAACAGCGGTCCACTTGGGCAGCCACGTTATTGTAGACGCGGACACAATCCGCTCCGTCATTGGCGCGGGTGAGGCGCGTCAGCTCAAGCATATGCTAAAGGCGAACAGCGCCAAGAGCAACAACAGTCTTTTTGAGCGCCCTTCCAAGAAAAGCAGTAAGAGCAGCGGCAAGAGCAGCAAGAGCTCTGTAGTCAGCTTGAGCAAGCTGGGCGGCTGGAGATTCTGGTAAGGAAAAAATGCCTGGCGGCATTTTTTCCGACAAAAGGTGGAAATGCCGTCAGGCATTTCTACCGACTGCCTGGAAAAGCCTACGACCAGCGACCAGCAGACAATAGCAAGCGCAATAAATCTATTATATATTTATTCATAATAATTATATAATGACATACACGACCGAAAAAAGCAAGTTTCCGGTCAGTAAAGACGCAACCAATGAAACAAAGCTTATCGTAAATGGTCAGGGTGTATTTCTATTTCAAAATACTGACAATAGTAAGCCTGCGACGCTCTATTTTTACAACGCCGACAAGTCAAATGGCTACAAAATAACATTAGACCTAATCGGCGTCCAGGTAAGTCGCGTTATTGACGGCATTAAATATGTAGATAGCAAAAACAACTCAGGATTAGTTAATGCGCAGGGCGCCTACTATTGGGTCAGCTTAGACGCGCAAAACCAGACTATCAGAGTCGGTGTTGGCGAAGCCCGCATTGAGACTATTATTTATCAATATACCTTTCTGTTCACTTCTAACAAAAGTCGCAAGGCAAACAAGCTGTTTATTGAATCCCTAGAAACCGTGCAAATTTCATCAGAATCCGCTAGCAAGCCTATGCGCCTATTAAGAGACCCAGTAACAAACAAGCTGCCTAACCTAGTGAAAGACAATTTATCCATGGATGATATTGCAAATGGAAAATTTCTGCCAAAAGCAAACCTATCACTGGGCGCGCAGCAGCTCTATGACTGCATTGCCGGCAAAAATTTTACCCTTGACACTGCAGACTTTCCAGACTTTGTGCAGGCAATTGAGCACAGTATTAAAACACCAGGACTCTGGTGCAACAAGAGGCTCCAGGAAAAGTCCACTGAATTCGACAAGGACAAGCCCAACCTTCTAGAGACCTATTTACGTATTACACTGGGGCAAAACAACGGTGAATCCCCTGGCATTCCCTATGTGATGGAAATCTGGCCCGTGGGTCATTACAGCCCTGTTCACAGTCACAGCGGCGCAAATGCAGTCATTCGCGTCTTAAATGGAAGCATCAATGTCAGCCAGTATGCATATTTATCAACTAGTAATCCTAAGCCATTTGCAGTAGCGGATTTCAACAAAGATGATATTACATGGATTAGCGCCAACCTAAACCAGACACACCAGCTAAAAAATCTACCTGAAAACGCCTATACGTGTATCACGATTCAGTGCTACTTGTACGACCAGGAGGATAATGCCCATTATGAGTATTTTGATTACGTTGACGACGAAGGCAGACAACGTGAATATGAGCCGGATTCTGACATGGATTTTGTGCAGTTTAAGGCACTAATGAAGAAGGAGTGGTCTGAACGTTTTACTAAGTTGAAGAAATCCACTTTCTGCTGCTTAAGACAGCGGACTTAATCGGATATGTAGTCATCGCTTTGCGACTGCAACTCCTCTAGGTCCTCCTCCTGTGAAACATCCTCAGACTTATCATCAGGGGTCTCATCCTCCTTATCATTGAAATCTTCAAACAAGGTGCGGCGCGGCTTCATGGCTGTAGGAGGACGCATAATCCACCGCCTAGTGGCCCTGTAAAGCGGGTCCTTTGCGTCCTGTTGCTCTTCCTTACTAATATCGACTACAACCACATTGTGTAGGGTGTGGCAACTGACGCAAGTACTAATTGGCGTTACCTCATCATGGGTAACAATAACAGGCGCCTTTGGCTTCAGCAAGTCTGCAAAGCTAATCTTATTAGCTTTGTTAACAACGCTAGAACCAAGCAAGTCAGGAAATGGCTCACCAGTAGCATGTCTTACGTTGGGCGCAACATACTTATTGTTCTTAGTAACCTGTGTCGTCAATGCCGACAAAGGTTCCTCAGCAGGTTTAAATGGCTTTACAACGTATGTACTCATTAGTGCTTTTTAAAAAAAGAATAAGCATAACCTTATATTCAATTTTAATAACCAAATAAGATTTTTGCACCTAAAGAGAAAACCCCCAAACGGCTTTTCTCTGAACATTTTTTTCTAAAAAAGTGTAGGATGAGTACTGTACCTGGAGCAGCAGAGCTAAAAATAAACCCAGTCGCATCAAATGGCGCCCTTCAGTTCTATTGGACAGCCCCAACTAATAACGGCGGCTCACAAATAAGCAGTTACAACCTAATATGCTCGTCAATAGCACATGATGCCTCTGTAAATGCGGCTAGTACCTATTGCAAAGTAACAGGTTTAACAAATGGTCAGAATTACACCTTTCAATTAGCGGCAACAAATACTGTAGGCACCGGCGCTTACAGACAGTTTATGATAGCGCAACCCGGCGTCTTACCTGGTGGTCCCACTAGTATAGGAGTCAGTACAATAAATTCCACAACGGCAAATGTAGTATGGGCTTTCTCTACTAATACTAATGAGGGATTAAATAACTATTTTATTGTCACAGTTGTCCCGTCAACACTAACGTCGACGCTAAGCAGTTTCTACATACCCGTTTACCAAGACCAGCGCAGCCAACTTATAACGAACCTTTCAAGCCCGCATGTTTATACAATCATAGTACAATCCGTTGACGACGCGGGCTGGTCCTATCCAAGCCTTTCTTCAATTGCCTATATGGGATAAGCACTGTTATCAAAAATACGAAAAAATATTCTATTTGTTTTTGTATTTTACCAAAACCGGACTAGAGCCGCTTAGTGCTCAGGTCCGCCTAGTGCTCAGGTCCGCCTAGTGCTCAGGGTCCGAAATAAGCTCCTCAGAATCGTCGTATGACTCTACTGCGCTGTCATGGTCGTCCTCAGGCTCAAACACCTGATTCTGGTCCACCTGAGACTCACTATCATCGTAGTCCTCATCGGCAACCCAATCAGGACACAGGCGCCGGCGTCTAGGAACATCACGCTTAGCAAGTCGCTTATAGAAGCTGTCAGGAGGCAGCATGCTTCTAATCATAGCGTCCTCATCAGGGTCCTCAGGGCACGGTCCCATGTCACGCACAATAATGCGTCGCCCCGTCCTAGGGTTAGTGTAGTCAACAAGGATGCTCTTGTCGGCGGCAGCAGCAGCGGCGGCAGCAGCGGCAGCAGCAAGAGCCGCCTCATTGGTCTTCAGAATCTCAGCAAAGTTGCCACCACCCCACTTGGCAACGGAAGCAGCCTTTACCTCAGCGACGGGAAACATCTCATCAAAGGTCTTAGGCGCGGCTGCTGCGGCGGCGGCACGTTGACTGGGCGCAACGTACTTGCTTTGTGCCACAGGTACAGGAGCAGCAGCCCCAGGTCGCGGTGGCGCAAAGTTGAGGATGGGCGTCGTGTCCTCCCGCTTACTGGGAGGTATGTACTTACCAGCAACGGGCGTTGGCGCAGCAGCAGCAGCAGCAGCAGCAGGCGCCACATACTTCCCCGCTTTTGCCGTTACAGTGGACCAGCCACTATCGTCATTAATTGTATTGCTCATATTGCGCGTGTGCTTTGAACTTCTTTGGACAAAGGCTTTTCTGACAATTAAGCTAAAGCGCAAGGTGGCTTCAATTTTTTGATGAGTGAAAGATGATTGACACAAAGCCGACGTCAACAAATCAATCTTCACTAGCAGAAGCCGTAGCAACCATAATGGCTATTTTTTTCTCATTGAGCGCCTTGTTTGCCTCCTTAATAGATGACTCAATAATATCTCTTTCAATCACCGTTAAATTGCTTTTAAGAATCCTGTATTTTAGCGTCGTAATTTCAGTGGGAAAGAAGCAGATGTTCTCTTCATTACTGCAGTTGTGAGCAGCCGTTTCATCATCCGTTTCATCATCGTGACTAGTATCCTGACCCGATTCCTTCTCATATATCTCCACATGTGAAGCTGAAACAGCCGTGTAACAGTAGCCCGTTTCCGTTTTGACCGGCGCATCGTAAGTAACCATAACGCGTTGTACAGGTAAATCCATCGCATCAACGTAAAAGTATCCGTCAAAAACAAGGGTGTTATCTTCGTGGCTCATAATTTCCTTAATAAACGGGTTGCGTGTGCCGCGTGGAAACCACCCATAGGTCATGTCCATTCTATATAAAATAGTCGTTACGTTTTTAGGTCCCGAAATTAAAAACCAAACCAAATCTAGAATGGATTGCTCCCATAAAGTATTACTTATAATCGCATTGATTCTAATCGTAGCAATTGCCGCAACCCGGATGCAGACCATGAAAATATCAACAAAGGAGGGGTTTGAAGCCTTACCCTTGGAAGCAAACTTAGAGAGCGCAGGCGACCTTGATAAAATCGTACAGGGCGATATGAAATCAGTGGGTGGCATGAGCAATCTTGATAACATGGACGGCACGGGCACAGGACCTGTTGTAAAGGCGGAACCAGAAGTAAAAGCAGATGCAAAGCCATATCCAAAAAATGGAAAGCCCGACGGTTCAATATTCAAGGGTCAGGCGTTCGGCTCTGGTGGACCCATACCTAATTTGCCTGACATGACGTTGGGTGTGGTCCCTATTAGTGAACAGGGTGGCGAACACGGCTATCCTAAGCAGACACACGGAGTTCGCATATTCAAAGCGCAACCACTGGGTGAATATGGTGCCATAAAGGACCCCAATACATACAGTTACATCGATGACATTGTTTCTAATGGTCACGTTAAACGCTGAGTAGACAAGAATTAATTAAAAAGTAAAAATACAATTTAAACTTTTTAACAAAAATTAAACCAATGGTTTAGTCGCTGCCGACGCCTACGTTCACTATGAACCAGTTAACTTGAGAGCGGTCGTCGCCATCTGTAGATGAAATGACCAAATCATTAGCATCACCCCCGCCATTAGCAACAAACTTATAGCTCAAAATGCCGCGGTCTGTTGTGGCATCCCCCTTGTATGTAAGGAATACAATTGGGTCAGAATCACCGATAGACACATTTGAAACAGTTACTGTACCACCTGTGCTAAGTGTAGCTGTGCCCGCAGCGCGCTTAGTGTAAAGGTTACCTGTGAAATAAACATCACCACTGGCGTACATACCAGCCCAGTTAGTAGTGGCAACGTCACCACCCTGACCTGTGGCAAGACCAAAGCTGCCTGATTCAAGCCCGTTATTAAGGGCTAGCGCATAAGGTGCATCAAAGATACCATTGCCACCACCAGGTCCACCGAAGTTTAAATAGTCGACGCCGCGCGTAGCAACACCAACGTACGTAGGCAAAGGCGCCTCTTGTCCAGTTGTGTCAGCCAATGACAAGATATTGCCATTTGTGACGATAGGGTTACCAGAGTTCTTGATTTCCGTGGACGGTCCACGACCAACATCGTTGTTCATGTACACTGGCAGGTCACTGCTGTTAATCGCAAAATTAACGGAGTTAGGGTCAATGAAACCAGAAAGACCTGACTGGGGGTCAAAGACGCCAACCATGTAGCTGGTCAAATTCTGCGTTCCATTTACGGGACTCACAGTTTTGATAGGAGGAAAGGGCGCTGATGTGGGAACAATCTTCT